TAATGACATTCACTTCACCCGATGCTTGAGCACTGCGAGGTTGCCACCATTGTACGCGAGGCTTGCCCCGTTGCTGTATGTGGTGTCGTGCACCATGTAGTTTGTGCCGCTCGCCTTGTAGGGGTGCATGACGCCCTTGACGACCACACGAAGCCCGTAGACGACCAGGGCCGCAGGCTGGGTGCGCGGGTAGTACCAAGCGCCCGAGATACCGCGCCAGAGCTGACCGCTTGCAACACTTGCACGAGGCAGAAGCCCATTGTCGGGCGTGTTGGCGTACCGCAGGCCGGCAGGCACCACACTGCTCGATTCCATGTTTGTGAGCGGTTCACCGCGGTAGCTGCCGATTGTGGTCTTGAAGTCGCCCTGCCCGGTGACGGGCACAAAGTTCGCGCGCGCTGCGCTGGTGATGTCCCATTCCAGGTAGAACACCCAGCAACCTCCCCAGGTGTCTTCTTTGGTGTCTGGGCTCGGTGCTGCACTGAAGGAGTAGTACCCGAGGCTTCCTGCCGCGTCCCAATTGCTACCCTGCGTCGCTTTTACCGAGAGGTTCCAGTAGACGCGCAAGACCTCGCTGTTGGCAATGGTCAGCCCCGAGCCAAAGCTCATGATGCTCGCATTGCCCGCACCGTCTTCGATGGCGTGAGGGTTGGCGGGCATGGCAGTCATGCCGTTTACGGTGACCGAGCTCGTGTGCTTCCAGTCGTTCAGCCCGATGCCCTGCTCTTGCGCATGGCTGAGTAGCCAGTTGGTTGACGCGAACTGCGGCAGGTCATGAGCTGCGTCGCGGTGGTTGAACTGGTTGAGGTCTGTCTGCGTGTAGCTGGAAAAGCGGTCGTTGAGGCTTGCCGCGTTGAGCGTGTCGCCGCCCTCAATGGGGCCGTCTGTAATGCGAGACATTAGCGCCACCTCCCGATTGCCAAGTAGCGCATGCTGTACAGGTGCGCCTGAGTGACGGGCATGCCGGCGCTTGTCGTGACGGCATCATCTTGAGACGGCTCGGTGATTCGCCACTGAAAGCGCAGGGCGATGTCTCCCTGCGGCACCAGGCTCGACCCGATGACACGGAAGGCCTCATGGCATCCGGGGCCGCGTTTTTCGGCGATGGTTACCCCGTTCGCGGTGATGCGCAGATTGAGGTATCGGGGCGTCTTCGGCCTCGGCACGTTCAGCCCGTCCGCCATGCTGCCGAAGATGTACCCGTTGCCTGCCCACTCGACGTGGAGGTGACCACCCTTGAAGCCGGCAAGCACGACCGCGGTGCCGCTCGATGCGTTCTGCCAGCCCCCAGGGTACACGCGGAAGGCTGCAGCGTCCCAGGTGTTGGAAGGGCCACTGCCGACATAGACAACCGAGTTCTGCTGCCCGCCTGTCGGGTGTGATGGGTCGATGTAGCCGCGGAGGATGCCGTAGTCTTTGAGCCTCGACTCGGTAACGTAGGCCTCGGGCAGCTGGTCTCGGTCGAGCGTCGTGATGCTCGACTGCTGTGCGCGCAGCTCGTCGTTGATGGCGTCGGGGCTGAGTGTTCCGCCCGTTGTCGCGTCTCGCTGTGTCCACCGCTTCATGCGCGCCTTCCCATCACGACTTTGGTGCCCTTCGTGGTGAACTCGTACTCGTGGCCAACGAGGATGATGTCTGCCGTGGTTTCGAGCTCGAAGCAGAACCACGCCGCGGACATGTGCGCGACACTGTACCGCAGTGGTACCAGGCGCTCAGACTGGTAGGTCTCGGGCGCACCGAGCACCGTCTTGTCGAGGGTCGGCAGCACAACCGCGTCGGGGGGCTGGGCGAGGTAGGTACGCTCAAGCACGGGCACCAGGTCGAAGTCCTTGTAGTGCCGCATCGTGATGGTGCTGTCGCCGGTCGTCATGACCCATATGGTGACGTAGGTGACCTGCTTCTGTAGCTGAGGGTCACCGGCAGACCACCAGGCCGACCGGTACACGCTCGTTGGTGCGCCCTTGAAGACCATCTCATCGGCTACAATGCTGCTGCCGAGGGCTCGCTTGCCCGACATGACGAAGAGGCCGCGTTGCGAGTCGGTGCCCCCTGCCTCGGCCCCGGTATGATGGCCGAAGATGATGGTGCCGTCTGCCCGAGTCGCCAGGGCTCCGACTGGGAATCCTCGGCGTGTGCTCCACGGGCTCAGGCGCTGCGAGTCGATGAGCGCAAGCCGGTCGAGGTGCAGAACGAGGCCGCGGTTCGGTCGGTCGTTGCCCTGAGCTGGGAAGAAGAGCTGATACTGCCGCTCGGACGCACTGAACACCGCAACAGCCCGGGGCAGGCAGTCGGGCGTCATGCGCTGGATGAACTCATCCTGCCCGATTGTGAGGTTGACCAGGTCCGCAATGGCGCCGCCCTCAAGGCCGCCTGTCAACCCGTACACACCATCAGTACCAAGGAAGACGACCCCGAGACCGGGCACCGCTGCGATTGTGTGAGGGCTCAGGCAGGTCACCGAGTTGCTGATTGTGGAGACCTGGAAGCCCTCCGCAAAGCTGCCGGTGACGACGTCGATGCCCCGCTCGCGGAAGACAAGCAGGTTCGTGTATGAGCCGAAGAGGCCGGTGATGGCACCGCCCTCGCTGCTGAGCTGCACAAAGTTCGCGGCCCCGAACTGCTCGATGAGTCCTGGCGCGCTGTAGTACAGGCTGAGGCCGTCATCGATACCGCCGTCGAGCCACAGACAGCCCCCGAAGAGCCCACTGAAGCGCGCGCGAGGGGCGGGCAGGGGGCCGGTCGCAATGTCGGGTTTGGGGCTGTTGAGGTCTGAGGCTCGGACTGCGTCAAAGAAGAGGTCTTCGGCGTTGTTCCGCACAACATCAAGCCGGTACAGCGTCGTGTCCCCCTCGTTTGCCCCGTCCTCGCTGTAGTTCTTCGTGCGGTAGATGACGCGGGCAACGGTGCCCTCGGGACCAATGGGGAGACGGACACCGACGGCATGTCGGAAGCCTTCCGAGTTCGTCCACATGCCCCATGTGACCGTTGCTACTTCGCTGGCTGGTCCCTCGCTGCCCGTGGAGCTGATGAAGCTCACCGCGTAGCCGAAGAGCGACTGGTTGCCTCCGTCGACTGCCCCGGCTGCCTTGTTGCTGCCGAAGCCGAGCCCCCAGCGCGCACCGTCTGCAATCCCGCGCGGGTCAGATAGGCACCACAAAGTCAAGGCGCTGCCCATGATGGTCGGGTTGACCGTCGCCCCGCTCGGGGCGGGCATCGGGTTCACCCGCAGGGGCTCAGGTGAGCTCGGCAGCGACGCGAAGCCGAAAGCCCTGCAACACCTGGCAATGGCTGCCGTCGACTCGGACGCGTTGCCAAGGGGCCAAGGGTTCACGATGACAGGCCGGTCAACCCCGTTGGTGACGACTGTGCCGTACGGGGTGTCGGTGAACCAGCTGCCGGCCTCGGTGGGCGTTGGGATGTGTCGGTCGGCCTGCAAGGTGCGCAGGGTAGGAGCCCCTGCAGCGTCGTAGTAGAGCTGCAGCTTGCCGTCAGACTCGAAGAGCACCGCCTGCCGGGCACCGCCTGCGAGCTGCTGCGCGACATGCAGCGCGTAGATGGGGCCAGTGGTGGCGAAGGGGTCGAAGTCGTTGCGGCCCGTCCGGTACTGCTCATAGCCAACCCGAGACGACCAGCCGCCCGATACCCGGTCGAGGGTCCAGTTCTGCAGCTTGCCTGCATCCTGCGGGTTCTGCGGCAGCCTGGTGGCTACGCCGCCGGCAAGGGGCGTCTGATACTGCGACTGGTTCATGAGAACGTCAGGGGGCCGTAGGGGTTGCGCACGAAGCGGGTGCCCGCGGTTGGTGTGCCCTTGATGATGCGTCGGGGCACCTCCTTCAAATACCGCTGTTCCATGGCTTTGAAGAGCACATCCTTCTTGCGCATGTAGACCGAGGCAAGGGCAGGGTTGTCGACCTTGAGGGTGAGCGCCTCAAGGGCAGCATAGGCGACTATCTGAGCGTAGGCGGCAGGCACCAGGGGGACGTCTTGGTCCTCCTGCATGCGAGGGGGCGCGACCACCATGCGGGTATCGATGTCCTGGTCGCCGCTTGGGTGGGGGTAGAGCTCGACCGACCGGTAGAGGCCGGCCTGGTTGAAGCTGTACCGGATGGCCTCGGACTGAAAGGCCTGCCCGCTCAGGTGGGTCAGGCTGAGGTTCGGCTTGAGGGTCACACCGCCCGTCGGGGCTACGGTGTCGACTCCGACTGCAAGGGCATCGACCGCGTCTGCATGGGTGATGCGCACCGGTGCGAGGATGTTGGCCTCGGCGCAGGTGAAGTAGTACCGCCGGTAGAGCCCGGTCTGGTTGGGCAGGGTCTCGGGCGTCAGGGTCAGGGTCTGCGTATTGGTGAGCGTGAAGCTCGCGACCTTGCTGAGGGCAGACTCGAAGCCCGACGACACATCTCGTCGGTAGGTCGGGTAGTTCTGCGCGTTCGGCCCCATGACGTTGCACATATAGACGTCGATGGTCCGCGCGCCTTGGGAGGCACCTGCTACCGTTGCAATCCCTCGGGGCACCTGGGGCGCTGGGATGCGGTCGCCCTCGCTGGGAAGGAATGCCTCGATGGTTCCGAGCAGGTCAGGGTCAAGGTTCGCGTCTTCGCGTTCCCACTTGCTCAGGAACATTGCTTTTGCAGGTATGCCAACCTTGGGGTCACTCACGTTCTGCAGCGTCATGCAGTCGGACGGCAGGCGCACCTCTCGCCGCTTGACGGTGACGGTGTAGGTGCCGCTTGCGCCGACGAAGGGCCGGCGCAGATACAACCTGGTGGCGAGCTCGACCCAGGCAACGCGGTGCCGGTGCGAGTTGCCCGCGGAGTCTTTGAAGGTCAGCTCAGCCCGGGCGAGGTTGCTGCCCGGTGTGATGGGGTCTGCCGAGATGGGCAGTCCGGTGCCTGTCACTGTGGCGCTGCCACTGGTAAAGGTCAGGCTCAAGGTGGTGTCGGTGTACACCTTGACGCGTCGCTCTTTGCTCGCGAAGGCCCAGGGCCGGTCTGTCAGGGTGCGCGTCTGCGCGTCGTTGAGCAGCGCGACGAGCTGTGTCCGATATGTCGGATTCGTAGGGTCGTAGTCCAGGAGGTTTCCGCAGAAGTCGAGTAGCTCGCCGAGATTCAAGGGTCACCTCATGGAAAGAAGGCCCCTTCGCCGTGGGAACAGAGCGAAGGGGCCGGGGCAGCGCCTGCCGAGGACACGTGGCAGGGCACCGCCCTGGGGGGGACTAGTACTTCTTGATGACGAAGACCGGCGCGAGGTTGGCGGTGTCGGCAGCCAAGGCGATACCGCACACGCTACCCGTCGTGGTGCCAGGCACCTCGATTTCGGCGCGGCCTGCGGTGCCGATGGGACCGACGAGGGCACTGCCCGCAACGGTCGCACCTGCCACCTGGGCCTCGTCGACGTAGCCGGCCACGACGATGCGGACCTGCTCACCGGCTGCAGCGACGGCAGCAAGGGCCACACCGAATGCAGCAGCGTTGCCCTTCGTGCCGACCCCGACGCATTCCTTGACGTAAAGCGCACGGTCTGCGCCGGTCTTGGATGCGTCGAGCTCAACCCAGTCGCCCTTGGCAATGGCGCCGGAGCTGATGAAGGTCTCGACCTGGCGGCGGTTGCTGGTGTCGGCACCGGCCCCAGTAGGGGAGGTGATGCCGTCGCCGAGGAACTGGATGAGAGTTGAAGTAGCCATGGCTCAGGCCTCCGCGTCGAGAAGGACACCGTGCGAGGCAAGGTGACCGGTGACAAGCTGCATGCGGCAGAAGACCATAGCGGCCTCGGTCGCAGTGCCAGGAACGGGCATCATGTCGCCGACTTCGAAGAAGCCGTCGGTGTCCGCATAGAGCTGGAAGTTGCTGGAGCTCAGCACGTAGGCCGAGACAGGCTTCGCAGGAGACTGGGCGGTGAAGCCGAGGTTGGGCTCGACGTAGATGCGAGCACCGCGCCACATCGCCACCATGTCGCGGTCGAGGCTGTCACGGCCTTCTGCGCTGACGTAGTTGACGAAGCTCTGCTGCTTGGCCTGGAAGGCTGCGAAGCACTTCGGGCTCATGAGGATGATGTCAGGGAACTCGCCGGAGGGGTTCCGAATCTGACAGTCAATCATGAGCTGGTCGAGGTGCGACAGGGCGAAGCTGGCGCCCGAGTCGAAGAAGTTGTTGAACCAGTTCTGGGACCGGTAGGTGGTCTTCGCGAGACCGCCAACGGTGTTCTGCTGGGTGTTCGTGGCAATGCCTTCGAGCCATCCGGTGCCGGCTGCTGTGGTCATGCCGTTGAGGGTCTGCAGCGTTGTCAGGGTGGAGCTGTTGCCCACGATGACCTGCTTGCTGACTTCCTTCTTCAGCCCGAGCATCACGTTCTTCATCTTGCTTTCCAAGATGTTGACGACTGCAAGGTCACCCTTGTTCGCGGCCTTCTCGACTGCGCTGAGGATGATGGGCTGGGTGAAGTTCGCATACTCGAACTTGGCAGTCTGGAAGGGGTCAGTCACTGCCATGCTCACCGGCTCAAAGCCGTTGGTGAGCTCGGTGATGGAGCTGTGGTCACCGAAGATGACAGGCTGCTCGACGCGGAGACCGCCCGAGACCTTGACCAGGTTGCCCGCGCTTTCGATGGCGCGGAAGAGGGGATGCGAGAGGAAAGAGTTGTCAATCAGCTTGTCGCGCAGGAGCTGCAGCGTAGTGCTGATGACGCTTTGAGGTGCGGCCAAGGTGGCCTCCCATAGCGGTTGGATGCTTGCGTATTCGGGGCGTGCTGCGGTCGTCGCAGTGCCGAAGGCGCAAGGCTCCGCTACGGGGTGGCCTCACATGGCTGCACTGTAGCACGGTGTCAGCGGCGATGCATAGCCTGGGCCATGGCGAGAATATCGGCTGCACTGGTGTTGCGCAGGTCTCCCCGCTTCGGCCTGCCTTGGCGTCCGCCCTTGCGGCTGGTGCCGGTGCCCTTGAGCGCTGCCTCTTTGGCTGCCCGCCGCTTTGCTGCCCGGGCTTCGCTGGCCTTGGCGGCCTCGGCCTTTGCTTTCTTGCCCTTGGCTGCCCAGTAGGCGGTTTCGAGGTCAAGCGATTCGTTGTTCTCAAGGAGGTGCTGCACCTCCGAGCGCAGCCCGGTGTCTGTCTCGAAGTCAGGGTGCTGCTGCAAGAAGCTCTTGTAGTTGTCCTGCGCTGCCATCTGCTCATACTCGGCCTGCATCGGCTCAAGCACCTGCTGCAGGCGCCTGGTGACCTCTCGCTCGATGCGCGCGTTGATGCTCGCCTCGTTGAACGGGTCGTATTCGGGCAGCTCGTCAGGGGTGGTGAGGGCTTCCTTGCCCCGCATCAAGGCTTCCCGCTCGCGCTTGAAGTCTTTGCGCTGCTCGGCAAGCTCCTGGGTCTTCCGGGTGTAGTCGGCCTGCATGCTGCGCATCAGCTTCGCAATGTCAGGGGGGACCGACTTGACGGCTTGCTCCCAGCTCAGGCCCCGCTTTTTCGGGGGCTCGTCACCCGTCTGCTCTTCCACCTCGACTTCTGCCCCGTCTTCCTCCATGGCAGCTTGCATCGCTGCGAGCTCGGGGTCAGGGGCTGCGGGTGTCGGCTCAGCTGCTTCCGGCTGGGTAGTGGTTTGCGCCTGCACTTCTGCAAGCACTTGCTCGGCAACGCTCTCATGTGACATGTGTCCTCACTGGATGAGCTTGATGGGTTGCCCGACCTGGCGATACCAGGAAGGGTTCCAGCCCGGTGCCTTGATGAAGGCGACAGGCCTGCCCAAGAAGGTGGTGCCAAGCTCAAGCACACTCACCCCTTGGATGCGGTTGACAAGGAAGGTACGCCAGCCCGGCAGCCCGCCCGTTGCTGTCGCTGACTGCGGGTCAACGTACAGGTGTAGGTAGGTGCGACCGTTCGTGCCCTTCCATATGGCATGAGGGTTCCCCACCCGCTGCCCCAGGGCGCCAGGTGTGCCCTCGGGCTGCCACTTGTCCTTGTAGAAGAAGGTCACCGGTTGCTTGCGCTCGATGGCCTGGGTCAGGTTGCCGAGAACGCCGCCCTCGTAGCTGCGGTAATACGCCTGCTTGCGCGTGGCAGGTATGACCGACTCGGGACGCTTGCCAAAGCCGAATATCTGCGCGAGGCGTAGCCTTATCGACTTAAAGGCCATGCTTATCGCCGCATACGCTTAGCAAAGTCAAACTCTTCCTCTTCCTCTTCCTCTTCCTCGCCGTCGGGCATGATGACGGTCTCTTCCTCGACCACCTCTTCCTCAACCGGGGCATCGAGGAACTCAGCGAAGGCCTTGTCGGCTGCGAGCTGGGTGAGGGCTGCGGTGATGGCGGTGAGCTCGGCGTCGCCCTTGATGTCTTCGAGTTCCACGGGGAACGGCTTTCCGTAGTCGCTTGCTGCTGTTGCCATCATGGCAAGAAATCTTGCAACATCCGCATCCATCTCTTCGACGTCGTCGGTGTAGCGCTCGGGCGTCAGGTCGAGCCCCATGACCTTCGCGGCCTTGCTGATGGCCCGGGTGAGGGCGGTGTAGACCTTCGCCGAGTAGGGCCGGTCTGGGATGGGAACAAGGCCTGCCATCTCCTGCCCGATGAGGTTGTCCTGTTCTTCGGCGATGGCGGCAAGGTCGGCAGGCATGCCCTGGGGGGCGCTGGCAATCATGAGAGGCATGGGTCAGGTTCCTTCGGGGGGCATGCCCCCTGCAGCGGGGAAAGGCAGGGGGGCAGGTGGGGCAGGTGCCTCGACGGGTGCCGGTTCGGTCACCTCGGCAAAGGACTCGGGGAGCTGGTAGGTGCGGACGAGCTCGCCGAGCACTTGGCGAGGGTCGGCCCCGAGCTGGACCAGGATGGGTACCAGGCGCTCAAGAGCCTGCTGCTTCGTCAGGTCGCTCATCGGGGTGGTGCCCGCGTCGACTGCCCAGTAGCTGAAGTCACCGGTCAAGTCGTCGGCTGACAGGATGGTGGGGCCGACAGGGTTGGGCAGGCTGAGGGGCTCGGCCTCATCCCCGAGCACAACACTGAGCATGATGTTGTAGGTCTTCGCAATGCTCGTGATGACCGCGTCTCGGGTGCGCGCCATGCGCCCGACTTCGCTGCTGGTGTAGGCCGCCAGAAGCTGCTGCTCGGTGGCTGTGCTCTTCGTCACCTCGCCGCGGGTGAACGGTGCAAGCAGGCCGGCTTCGTTGATGTCTGCCTGCACGGTCTGCGCGTACAGGCTGATATCTGCGGGGATGGGCGCCTGGGGCACCGGCATCATGTTGCCCTCAAGGGGTGCGCCTGGTTGAAGGTCCACCTCGATGAACTCGCCGTCCAGTCCCTGCGCAATCTTCGCCGCACCGTCCTCGGACAGGAAGCCGGCCCGTACCATCCACTGCCGGGCCATGCGTCGCACACCCTGCGCCTGGTAGGTGCGCATGACGTTCAGCTCTCGGAACTGGTCAAGGCTCCGACGGATGAGCGAGTAGCCCCGCAGGGGCGTGTCAGGGTCGCGCGAGAAGTAGAGGGGAATGATGGGGACGACCGGCCGCCCGTTGGCTGACTTGTAGGGAATGCCCGTTGTCTCGTGCTCTATCTCGGCATCGGGGCGCTCTTCGTCTGCGCCGGCATCGGGGTCGAGGGCACCCACCTGCACCTGCACGCCCTCGAAGAGCAGCTCTTGCCCGTCTGCGTAGTCGGGCGACCACACGACAAGAGCATCATCGAGCAGGTCATACAGCTCGACTACCCTGACCCACTGCTCCTCGGGTGGTGTCTGGGTGGGGTCTCCCAGCCCGAGCATCTGGTCCTTGCCTGCGATGCCGGTGCTCTCAATCCACTTGCTGTAGGCCCTCGCCCGCAGCTCATCGGCGCCCTTGCTGTATCGCTCCGAGGCTTCGAGCAGTGGCATGAGGTAGACGTGCCCCACGTACCGCTGCTGGTCCCAGCTGGTAGCCGTTGCGTCTACGATGACTTCCCAGGGCGACAGGGCTGCGCAGCTGATGCGCTTGAGCGGGTCTGCCCCCATGACGGGCGCAAGCTTGATGAAGCCTGCCGGGTAGATGAGCGCCAGGCGGGTAGCGTCTTCGAGCTGCTCCCTGATGTTGAGCAGGTACTGGTTGGCCGTCGCCTCGGCGACCTCCGCGTTGCCCCGCCCTCGGATGTCGGGCAGCACCTCGACCGAGGGGTTCTTCGCGTACAACGAGCCGAGGTAGCTCTCAACGACTGCGTAGGCCTTGGGCACCTCGGTGCGCAGGATGCCGTCCAAGGTTGGAGCGTTGGTCTCGAAGAAGCGGGTCATGTACAGGTTGCGCAGCTCGCGGAGCTCGTCACGTCGCCCGTCCCAGTAGAGGTCATGTTGCTGGCAGATGGCAGAACACTGCTCGGGGGTCAGCATAGGGGCGCCTCAGAAGGGGAGGGAGTGGGAACGGATACGGCGTGCTTTGCTTCGACTGATGAGGTCGTCGATGCGCGTTCGGCCCGATTGTAGCGCATGGGTGCGCCAGCTCGACGGGATATCGCGCAGGCAGCGGTATCCTAACGCCATCGCCATAGCGCTGTCATCATGCCCGCCCTTGGGCGCCTCGGGTGCGACCTTGCCCGCGGGAATGGTCAGGCTGCGCAGCTCCATCCACGTCACCCGGTCCATGACCTTGACGACCTGCAAAGACTCGCGCAGGCAGTCGAAGGCCTCAAGCTTGCTCTGCAGGGTGGTGACCCAGGGCTTCTGTTGAGGGCTGCGCCACTGGTAGCGGTAGCCGCAGTGGGTCAGCTCCAGAAGGAACGCGTGTCCGTGGTTGTTCGACTCCGCAAGCATCAGGGCGTTGTTGTACCTGCTGGCGACCTGGATGCACCGGTGCGCCCATGCCGCGGGTGTGACCTGGTTGTTCCGCTCGGTGTAGACCGGCTGCATGGTCGAGACCGACACGACGCAGAGGGCCGAGTAGTCACCGCCGACACCACCCCCGATGTCGACGCCCATGACGTACCGGTCATGAGGGTGCGGTCCCTCGACTTCCCTGCCGTGCGCCTTGCCGTGTAGCTGGTGCTCAATCACGTGGATGTCTTGCAGCACCTCCTCGCCGTAGTACCCGCCCTCCCTGCCGAGGAAGCAGTCATCAAGGCAGGCAGGGTAGTCGCGGCGGAACTTGTAGGGGCCAAGGGTGCCGAGCTCGCTCCGCCGCCAGGCGAGTTGCCCGTTGCTGAGGTTGTAGGCTTCGGCAAGCTCCGTCTCAGCCTCGGTGCGCTCAAAGTCATCCGGGACAGGGTCGCAGTACCTCGGCTCTTCCCACCACCAGTGGGTGATGAGGTGCCAACCGTTCTCAGGCGCTCCTGCAATGAGCTGGCTAAACCGGTCGCCTGGGTTGTTCGCCGTACTTTCTACCATCAGCAGCCCGTTGCCTACTGCAGGCTTTGCCTGAGCCAGAAGCTCTTCCTGGTCGGGTGCAAAGGCGAACTCGGACAGCAGTGCAGCAAGGGGCGTGAACGAACGCAGACCCGTTGCACTCCTTGCGGTGAACGCCTTCAGGGTTGCCCCGGTGTCCGCCAGGCGCAGCTCGCCCTTGGCCCTGGTGTCGAGCTTGCGCCGCAGGATGCTCGGGGGGTGGTGCATCCACCTCCGATTATCATCGAGCAAGGCCGTGGCAGACTCGGCCCGGAGTGACACGAGGGCGAAGAGGGCAGCGGTGGGCGTCGCCGTCCACTGCTGATGCAGCACCATCTTGCAGCCCGTGGTTGCTGCCACCTGCCGCGCCTTGATGACGACGATGCGCTTGTGCCCTCGCTTCACCGCGTTGAATATCTTCGTCTGCATCGGCAACGGGGCGAAGGGCACCTCGCGCTTGGTGTCCTTGTCCTGTACGCGGTGCAGCCTGCAGAACCGTGCAGGGTCGCTCACCAGCCCGCGCACCTGGTCATGCAGCTCGGCCGGTATCGTCGGCGAAACATAGGTCATGAGTGTGTCCTCTCAAGACCTGCAGTCTACCACTGCTCCACGAGCTTGAGCACGTTCTTCAGCTCCTCGACGTCCGGTGTGTCCGTCGCCTTCTCCGCCCGCACTGCTGCCGCTTCCTTGCTCCATTCGAGCACCCGCCAGGCGCTATCGAGCTGCGCCTTGTTGGGGGCGCTCCGCCCCTGCAGCGTGCCCTCAATGCAGCTGATGGCCTCGGGGGCAAGCTTCGCGACTGCCTCAAGAATCTGCTCGGTTGTCATGGGGATAATCACCGTTTTCTCCTCAATGCCGTGCTGACGGGGGCTCTGACCCTGCACACCCGTAAACGCCCTGTTCATGGGGATAGTGCAGGGTGTGTAGTGTATATAGGAAATAAAAAATATAGAACATACAGTGTACTATGTGTACGGGGAAGTGGGGGGCCAAGGCGCCCTCCCTGCACTTGGGGCGGCTGGTGGGGGTCTTGGGGTGTGCAGGGTCAAAAGGGGCCGAACAGGGTGCTGACACGGTCTTGACAAGTTTGGTCCTTGTGGGCCATGTGTCCCAATGGTACAAGTGGGCCACCTGTCCCGAAGGAGCCAAACATGAACCGCACCGCAGTACAAACCATGACCGCGCGCCAGTATGTCGAGAGCCAAGGAGTGACGCCCGAGAGCCTGTATGTCGACATCGCTGACGCTTTCATTGACTGGCTTCGTGAAAGCGGCCCAGAACTTTCCTTTGAGGAAGAGCAAGACCGCGCTGACCGTTTTTTCGCCAACTACGCCCGGTAATGGAGCCAAACATGACCCGCACCGAACACCTCGAAGCCGCAGCGAGCGCCCTGCTCATCTGCTCCGCTCTCTTCCTCCTCCTTTCCCTCTGAGGTTCCCCATGAGTACAGCCGAAGCCCTCCGCCTCTACTGCGACCCCGAGCGCACACCTGCCCGCAGCATGGCCGCACAGCTCGACCAGCTTGCCGCAGCGAGCTCGAAGCTCATCACCGAGATGAAAGACCTGAGCCCCGCGGACCTGTATCAGGCGCTCTACAAGCTCAACCGACAGATTGACTACACCTGCGGAGAAGTCGCCGGTGCAGTCATCGCCCTCGAAGACCTCCACAAGGAGCAAGCACGATGAACACTACATCCTTCCGCCCTCGCCTCAGCGCCGAGCTTGAGCACAACATCAAGGCCGCGGCCGCCCTCGCAAAGCTCTCGGTGCCCCAGTACTTCGAGCAGGTCATCGGCCCGATGGTGCAGACCGACAAGAACCGCCGCATCGAGCGCCAGGCACTGCAGCGCATGGCAGGTGTAGAGTGAGCGCAATGGAATCCCTCTTGGTGGGGCTGCTGTCCTCGACCGACCGCCCCGAGGTGCGCCTGCGCTGGAACACTCGCACCCAGCAGTTCTCCTGCCGCATCTACGCCCGCAACCGCGACAAGACCGGCCACGGTGTCGGCCCGACTGTTGCCGAAGCTGTGCAGGCTGCCACCGTCGACCGGATGGGGGGTGCAAAGTGACCCGCTCACACGTTGCCCTCCTCCTTCTCGCCCTCGCCCTCGGCCGTTGCAGCTATGAGGCAGGCCTTCGCAAGGGCTCAGAAGATGGCTGGTGGCAGTGCATGGCCGAGCACGGGGAGGTCGCATGAGCCCCGGGCAAGTCATGTACCGCGCCGTCTGCGCGCGTCTCGGGCTCGACCCCGACGCCCGCGGCACCTTTACCAATGTGGTCAACGAAGGTCGCCGGCTTGGCCTTTGTCATCACTCCAACTTGTCCAAATGGGCAAGCGGTCAAGCGCACCCGAGCCGGCGCAAGCTGCGCCAGTTTGAGCAGGCCTTCGGGTTCCGCCTGGTGACCACGTGGGAGGTCGCATGAGGCCGCCCCTGACACCCTGGTGTGCCTTCGCGCAAGGCTGGCAGCGCACCTGCCGCAAGCCCTACCGAGACGCCGAGGTCATGCCCGTCGGCGACTGCTGGCGCTACGACGTCCGCACCATGACCGGACACATCGAGGTCATCGGTGTGCGCCCTACCCGCCTGGAAGCCATGGCGGCTGCAACCTCTCACATGCTCCGCGTCAAGGCCGAGCACGTGAGCAACAACCTGGGAAGTGACCTGTGAGGAAAGGACTGACACCCGAAGAGCTTGAGCGCACCACCTACTACCGCAAGCGCTTCGAGCTCGGGCTCAACAAGACCGAGCGGGATGCCATCGTAGCCGAGGCCGCGAAAGAGATGGGCATCACACCCGACAGTGTGCGGCACCGATGGCATCGGCTCGGCATGTGCAAGAAATGGTCTTTCATGGAGCCCGTTGTGCTCAAGGCCGTCGCCAAGTACCCCTTCGATGCTGACCGCACCTTGGCCGCGAAGTACAACGTGAACTTCAGCAGCTTCGGACACGCGCGCATCCGGCTGGGCATCCCTCCGAGCACCATGCGCCGAAGGGCCGCCCTGCGCAAAGAGGTTGCCATCTATGTGCGAGACTACCCGGAGCTGACTGCTGCCGAGGTGCGCGACAGCATCAAGGCCGACGGTGACCACCCTTGGCGGTTTAGCGTCCACTGCATCAGCGAGCTCATGAGTGAGGTCTACGATGAACGCGCAGCATCCTGACGCCCGAGTCCGCTCGGTGTGGCCGACGCCGCCCGAGGGCTGCTGCTACGTCGAGCAGTCCCTCAAGGGTGGGGACTACATCAGCACCGGCTTCTTCCATCGGGGCAGCGTCGACAAGCAAGGCCGCGGCCGCAGTGTCGAGAACTGCCAGGGTGTGACCTCGCTGTTCTTTGACCTCGACCTGCTCGGCCTGGTGGATGCTGCCCGGCTTGCTCGGGGCGACATCCTGCCCGAGCGCGCTGCCGACCGAAAGAAGCACATGTACACGATGCCCGAGGAGCATCGGCAGGCCGGCCTTGACATCCTGCTGCAAGACATCGGGCACATCCTTGAAACCGTCATGGGGGCACCGCCCACCCTGACCATCTGTAGCGGCTGGGGCTTCCACTTCCACTACGCAGTCGAGGAGGGCATCAGGAAGAACAAGGAAGCCCTGCAGCAGGTACACGCGGCAGTGGTGGACGTCTGCAACGCGCAGGCCTCCGAGCTGACGCAGGGCATGCACCCGCCCTTGACGACCTATCACAAGGCCTTTGACCGGACGCACGACGTAGGCGCCAGGCTCGCCCGCGCACCGGGCAGCAACAACACCAAGGCCAAGCACCGAGTGCAGCCCGTCGAGGTGGTGTCCGCCTCCGACACCGTCATCACTGCAGACACCCTGGAGCTGCTCCGCAAGGCACACGTCAAGCAGGGTCAGCTCGGGGACAATGCCAAGGCTCAAGCGGCGCAGAAGCTTATCCCGACGCGTCGACGCCCTCGGCAGATACGCTCGGTTGACTGCGACTTCAGAACCCAGCGCCTAAGCGACGGCCGCACGTGGCAGCAGTGCGCTGACGCCCTCGCCCCAGGTGAGCGCCTCAAGGTCATCTGTCCCTACGGCGGCACCTCGGTGGGCTCGGGCTTCTTCCACCGCGAAGTAGATGGGCGCATGCGCTACTACAGCGCACCGACTGCTACCACCTACTGGAACACCTACAAGCCTGCGAGCTCGCCGGGCCTGGTCGAGCTGATGCGCAAGCCGGCGAAGAAGGACGGCACCCAGGGCGCGCCCTACAACACGCTCACGAACCTGCGCGAGATGCTCACGCATGACGCAGCCTTCGACCTGTGGTTCGATGCCTTCCGCGAACAGGAGATGAACGGGCACCAGGTGCTCGACGATGGCATCTGGATTGACGTCATCGCGCACATGGAAGTCGCGTATCAGTGGCACTGGCGCATCGGCAAAGAGCTGATGTTTTCGGCAGTCGAGAGCGTCTGCCGGGCATCGACTCGCAACCCCGTGCAGGACTACGTCAAGGCGCTCGAATGGGACGGCTGCCCGAGGATTGACCGCTGGCTCATGGAGGTCTGCCACACCGAAGACCTGCCCATTTACCGCATCTACGCGAGGAAATGGGCAGTGGGTCTCATGGCTCGGCTCTTCTCCCCCGGCTGTCAGCTACACACCTGCATGCTGCTCAGCGGCCCTCAGGGCTGGGGGAAGAGCAGCGTGTGGCGAGAGTGGGCGAACTGGCCTGGGCAGCCCGACTTGTTCTCAGACACTCGCTTCAACATCAAGGACAAGGACAGCTACTTACAGCTCTATTCTGCTCTCATCTATGAAGACGCGGAAATGGCAGGCTCAACCAACGCCGACCAAGAGACCCGCAAGGCCTTCATCACCTCAGCCATCGACCGGTTCCGCCCTCCCTTCGGCCGCAAGCTGAAGACCTTCCGCCGGCACACCGTCATCACCATGACCTCAAACGAGCAAGACGTGCTCAGAGACCGAACAGGCAGCCGTAGGTACTGGGTGGTGGCCTGCATGGGCGACGGTGCGAACCTCGAATGGCTGCGCAAGTACCGGGACCAGCTCCTCGCCGAAGCCTACAAGGCATACACCCAAGGCGAGCAGTGGTGGCTCAACAAGAGCGAGGGCCGGCTCAACCGCAAAGCCAACGGCATCTTTCAATACCTCGACTGGTTCAGTCAGTGCGCTGCCTGCGCCTGGGAGCACAACGGGGGAGGCCGCGCCAACCGCTTCACCGCTGCCGAATTTGCTGACGCCATCGACAGCAACCTCAGCACTCAGCGCTTCGGCCTGTCCCTCAGCTCCGCACTGCACTCGGCAGGCTTCAAGCGGCACCGCTCGGGGGGCGTCACCTACTACTACAAAGACACCGACCGCCAGGCCGCGGACACCGGCCTGCTTGCCATCAAGGCACTCACTCGAAGCGACTACCAGCTCACAACACACGCGACACCCACAACCCAACAGACATGAGAGGACACCCATGCAACTGTACGGAATCACCGAGACTTGCACCGACCTGTTCACCGCCCTCATCAAGGCTCAGTCCGAGATGGGCAGCGCCGTCAAGGACAGCAAGAACCCCCATTTTCGCAGCCGGTACGCCTCGCTGGCTGCCGTCATCGACGCAGTCATCCCATGCCTCAACGCGAACGGTGTAGGCGTGCTGCAGCTGCCCAGCATCGAGGGCAGCGAGGTGCGGCTCACAACCATCCTGATGCACAGCAGCGGGCAGCGCCTGTCCTCCACTGTCGGCGCCCCCCTGGGCAAGCGGCAGGACGCGCAGGCCGTCGGCTCGGCCATCACCTACCTGCGCCGCTACTCCCTGCAGTCCATCATGGGGCTGCCTGTCGAAGATGATGACGGCAACGCGGCAAGCCGGCGACAGCAGCAGCGGCGCCAGGTGCCCGAGACTGCTGCCCCCACCCAGGCAGACAAGGACTGGGCGGCCCTCATTGCTGCCGAGCTCGAAGGCGCAGGGCTCTCGGTGCAGCAGTTCAACGTCTGGGCAATGAAGAGCAACAGGCAGCCCCTGGGAGGCATGACGCCCCCCAACCTGAAGAACGCCTACTCATGGCTCGCGCATGGCAACGGCCTCGGGGTCATCAAGGCCACCATCAGCGAGCGTGTCTGATGCTGTACATCGGCATTGACCCTGGCCCGGAGTTCTGCGGCCTGGTGGTGTACTATCTTCAAGAAGAATGCTCGGGGATTGTGATTGTGTCCCGCAGCAATGCGACGGTGCAAGAGGTGCGCGCTGTCATCGACGAGCTTGCAGCAGACTGCCCGACGGTTGCCATCGAGCACACCCACCCAGGCCCGCCGTCCTGGTCGGTCATCAAGACAACGGTCGTTCTCGGCCGACTGCTTGAGTACGCCGAGCTTCGCGGGCTGCAGACGGTCCCCGTACACCGCAAGGACGTCAAAGCCTACCTCGGCAAGGCAGACAGCCACATACGGCGCAGTCTCATCGAGCAGCACGGCCTTGACCCTGACACCTTCCACTACACCAAAGAGACGGCGCTCAAAGGCGTCACCGGACACGCATGGCAGGCCCTGGCGGCTGTCATCACACTGCACGACGAGAGGACAACATCATGAACATGCCGACCCCCGAGGATACGCTCACCTGGTCAGACGCGGAGTACTTCGCCTTTGACGCGGTGAACGCGACCAGCCTCAAGCAGCTGCTCAAGAGCCCGCGGCAGTATCAGCACCACCTGCGCAACCCCAAGCCGAAGACCCTCAACATGGTGCTCGGCAGTGCAATCCACTGCATGACCTTCGAGCCCATGCACTTCGATGCCCGCTATGCGGTCTGGGAAGGGGAAAGCCGACGCACCAAGGCCTACCGAGAGTGGAAGGAGCGGCAGGAGATGGCAGGCCGCACCTGCATCACGGTGAGTGAGCATGAGACGGCCCGACGCGTTGCTGAGGCCGCAAGCCGTCACCCGCTGATGCTTGACCTGCTTGGGCACCCTGGTACCCAGCTCGAACGGGTGATTGTGTGGCAAGGCTTGTTCGGGCTGTGCAAGGCGAAGATTGACCTGTTGCACTGCTCCGAAGAGCATGGGCTCATTGTCTGCGACCTGAAGACGACCGGCACCGAGCTCGACGAGCACACCCTGCAGCAGACCATGGGGCGGTATGCCGTCCACCTGCAGCTGTGGCACTACTTTGAGGCCGCCTGTGCCTACTACGGGCGCACCTCCGAGGTCACCTTTGACGCGCGGCTGATGGCCCTGTACGCGCAGACCTCAGCACCCTACGATACGACTGCCTGCGAGCTCGGCCCCGAGACCGTGGCACAAGTTCGCGAGCTGTACGCCGACCTTGCGCAGGTGTACAGCAATTGCACCGAGCTGGGCCGATGGCCCGGACAACCCGCAGAGCGCCTCATCGAGGTGCCTGCCTACTACACCCAACTGAAGTGAGGACACACGACCATGCCCGCATACATCACCATCACTGCCCGACTGGCCCGAGACCCTGAGCTACGCGAGACCCCGCACGGCAAGAGCCTCTGCAAGCTCACCCTGCCCAACGACTCAGGCTGGGGCGAGAACAAGCTCACCACCTGGTGGAGCTGCACCATCTGGGGCAAGCGGGGCGAGACTGCTGCGCAGTACCTGAAGAAGGGCAGCTGGGTGACTGTCACCGGTGTGCCCAGCCTGCGCAAGTATGAGAAGAGAGACGGCAGCGAGGGCAGCTCGCTTGAAGTCGAGGTCAACGACTGGGGCTTCTGCGGCCCGAAGCCTCAGCAGAACCAGGGCAACGGCAACGGGTTCGGTCGAAAGGCCTACAACAACGATGCGCCGTCGCCCGACATTCCGTTCTGAGAGCGGGTGAGGTTCGCCCGGAGTGACAACACCAGAAGCAGGCAGTGTAGCGTCAGAAGCTGCCTTGCCTGCTTCCTACGTCTTGCTTGCAAGGTCTCGGATGAGCTGCCCGAGCGTCTCGGTGAGCTGCCTGAGGTCTCGCTGTGTGTCACGCAACGCCTCATGCTGCAGCTCAAGTCGAGTGACCCGCGTCTGCATGTCATTGATGAGGGCCGAGTCTGCCGCCGCAGCAGGCTCGCGCTGATTTGAGAGTAGCTTGTCTTTCACCGTCAGGGCAAGCACTGCGGACACAAGGCCGGCAAGACCGCCCCCACCGACTCCCCACATGTCGTGAGCAGTCTGCACCGGGGCTGCCGGTGCCAGCTCTTGCGCCCATGCTACTGCGAGCATGAGCAGGATGGACATCACCCGTCGACCTGGTCGAGGGCTTCGCGGATGCCGGCGATGACCTCGGCCCGGCCCTTGATGATGGGCTCGACCGTCCAAGCAATGACAACATCACTGACGCGTTCCCACATCAGCCCCTTTGGCTCGATGACAGCATCAAGCGCCTCGGTGAGCTGCTCCGCGTTGCCGATGACAAGAGCGCGCCCGAGCTCGCGCCACAGTCTGGTCTTCATCACTTCCTCCGAGGTGTTGGCTTGCTCTTCGCGCGCTTTCCGGCTCGCTTGCGAAAGAGGGCATCTTGCACCTCCTTCTTTGTAGCACGGGTGGAGGGGGTCTTCTTCTTTGACACCACCTTGCTCGGTCGACAGTACTGGCTCTTGCTGTCGCCCGAGTGTCCGCAGGGCTTGCCGGTCTTCTTGTCGACCCACTTTTCCTTTGCCCACCGTCGCAGGCTCGCGCCCTTCTTCGTCTTCCGCACCTGCCCCTTGCCTTTGCGGCACTTGGCAACGGCCTGTGAAGCTCGGGCAGACGGCCACACCTTGTACTGCCGCTTGACCTTCTTCGTGCATGCATCATCTGCCATGACTACGCCCTCACAAGCTGCCAGTGTGGCCCGTCCTTGAAGCTCGACCAGTCACCGCCCCACTCAAGGCGCAGCTCTTTGCTGACTCGGCCGGCCTTCTGCAGTCGGTTCCACGTTGCCTTGATGTGGTCTGCCAGCGGATAGTAGTACTTCCAATCCCAGGACACACCGCCCACGTATGGCGCCGCATCTACGGCCATGCTGGGAATCTTGTTGTGGTAGCTCCGCGGGTACTTGAGCTGACTCTTGCCCTCCTCGTAGAGCTGGTTCTGCCTCGCCTCGTTGCGGTAGCCTTCGAGGATGGTGATGTCCTCGGGGCAGTCAGGGGAGGCAAGCGCCTCGGTGAACAACAGCACCAGGTCAGGGTGTGCGGTGTTCAGCCGCTGAAGGCTGCGGGATGAGTAGCGGTAGGGCATGGGTCACTTCGCAATCTTGCTGACGGCCTTCTTGCTCCACATCTTGCAGCTATGGTAGCGCGCCTTGTTGGGTGGGCCTGGGTTGTCGCAGTTGTGGCGGTCCCTGAACGCTTTGCGCTTCTTCGGGTTGTCGCGCTTGATTTCCATGTCAGGATCACCGAAGCGCACGGTGTACTTCTTCCCTTCGTGGGTGCCTGTGGCCACGAACTTCTTGCGCCCGAAGCCTGGCTCACCCTTCCTTATGCGCCGCACCGGCATCAGCCTGCCGCCCAGGCCTGCACCGCTGCCGTGATTCCGAGGTCATCAAGGTGCGACTTCAGCACCGGGCTTGAGCTGCCCGAGTCGATGCGCTCCTTGATGATGGCCTTGATGCTGTCCACTGTGTCCCAGGCGACCGCGCTGGTGATCATATAGGTGTCAAGCCCTTCGGCTGCGACGCTCTGCATGAGCGGAACTTGCAGGGGGCTCCATCCATCAATGTGAACGACCGGGCCGCCCTGCGGGTCATAGGCAACCTCAACGACGGTGAGAGATGTGTCGCTCATTGCAACCTCTGCACTAGGATTCGGGTGAGAGTGAAGTCCGAGGCGTCACCTGCACTGATGAAGCAGCGGAGGCCATTGTCTTGGTAGTCAGGTGCAGCTTGAGCCAGTCCGACACTGTCCGAGCCGACCATCAAAGTGGTAGCTGCTCCGGATGACGGCGTTGGCGGTGTGGTGCCGCTCGTGTCCATCACCTGCACAATCTCACCACCAGTTAGAATCAGCGTAAAGACGCGGCTCGTCTTGATGGCTGTGGTGGCCTGAATGGCTGATGCGCTGGTGTTACGACGCAATCGAATGCGCTCGTCTGCGCTATTATTCGCGTCCTCGGTCATAATCATGCGCGCTATGCCACTGTTATGCGTCGTGTTATTGCCTCGATTTAGACCACAAAACACCGAACTGTTGCCCGCGCTGGTGTACACGAGGCTCGTGATGACGACGTGTACAGCGTATTGATACGTCCTGACGTCTTCAACGGTATAGGACGACAACAGCGGGTCGATGTCGATAGACAGGGTCAGGGTGCCCGATGTGTCGGTGCCACCATCAAAGACGAGGCCGGTGCCGTTGGTGGGAGTGATTGTCCCATTCGCCCCACTGTAGGTCGAGACATCAGCCTGCACGCTCTTGCTCGATACTGAGATGGTGTTGCTGCCGTTGCTGAGGGCGCTGGCATTTGCCACGGTTGTCCAGTCGAGGTCGACCAGGTCAGTCCACTGACTCCCACCACTGCCCGCAATGCGCTCAGTGAAGCCGACGGACGTTGATAGGCCGCCCTTGGTGGCGGTGACTCGCACCTGCACGGCTTCGCCGGTCGTGCTGCCGCTCGGAGCAGTCCAGCTCGGAGTAGTGCCGGTTGCACCGGTGACGGTGACTGCGCTGCCGTCGCTCGCCTTCTCAACGGTTGTGCTGAGGGTTGCCCCGTCGGGGTTGCTGATAGAGAGCGACCGCGCACCGGCTGACACCGTATAGGCCTCGCCGTCGGTGCGACCGGTGACGGTGAGACCTGGCTCACTGCCGCCCGAGCTCGCGCCTCCGCTTGCCCCGGTCGTCGGGTCGAAGCATGGGGTGATGGGCATCCTACTCCCTCCAGCTGATGACCGACTGCGTAAACACTGGGACGGTGCCCGCGTTGTCGACCTTGGCAAACAGGTAGAGGTTGCCGTTGCCCGGCCCAGCAAGGAGCTGGAACAAGGGCAGACCGACCGAGAAGGCTGCAGACTGCACCGTCGTAGTCGTGACACCGGCAACAAGGTCGGCCTCGGTGTCAGGAACAAGCACCTCGTCACCGTTGGCATCGGCGCAGATGCGCACCGTCACCTTCGTCGCGCTGGGGGCACCTGGGCTCGTCAACTTGACGTGAATGCCCTCGACGATTCCGCGGTAGTTGCGGCCGCCCTTTTGGAACTCGGGCAGGCGTGCTTGCAGGTCATGCACATGCACGTCCGAGGTGTTGAGGGCAGTGCCCAGGGCTTGGGAGCCCGTCACCGTCGAGCTATGCAGGAAGTTCGTGATGCGTGTCGGCATTGTCTCTCCTCATTCGTGGACTGACGACTTTCCTGAGCAGTCTATCACCTACTGACCCGTCATCACCTGCTGAATCCGCTGCATGTCCTCGCGTCGGGCCTGCTGCGGGTCTGCGACCGGTGCCCGGGGCAGTAGCGCCCCTGCAGCCGCCTCGCCTGCTGTAGAGGGCAACGCGGCCCCAGGATAGACGGCTATCGGCGTGGCTTCCTCGCGCGGGTTCAGCTCGAAGGCCGAGGTGTAGCCGACAAGGGCAGACTCGATAGCATCGGGTGTCAGCTCTCGAATGATGCGCATGTTGCGCTCACCGGTGTCGCTCAGCTCGATGACCTTGTAAAGAGGCAGCCCCCGCTCATCCCTGCCCCAGAGCAGGTGAGGTGTACCCTTGGGGGCTTTGGTCCAATACTCGGTGTCCTTGTACCTCAACCCCTCGGGGGGCATGACCGTCTG